TAAACACATTTTTATGCACAATTTTCTCCACAGGGTTATCCACAGGAGGAGACGTCGTTCCGCGCCGGCCTGTGGATAAATTGGGCCACACATCACGGGAAGATATGCGGGGAAGCGATTTCATGGCCTGGATAGTACGAAAGGACCAGTAAACGTGACGGGAAAAGACCTTTTCCTGCAAAAGAGGGGCCCCGCGAGGGAGTCACCCCGTACCCCCTCCCCCCCTTTATCCACATGTTATGCACGGGTCGCGTCCTTTTCCCGGTGTGCTTGTGGATAACCTGTGGATAACTATCGCAGGGTGTCTGTATAATTATGCGTATGATGGATGGGTATGTGTGTAGATTGTATGAAGATGCCTCCCCGGTGGATGCCGTTGGTGTGTCCGTCCGCCCCGGTGGATGCCGGTGAGTGTTCCTCCCCGGCGGTCGTTCTGGCGTCGTGTCGCCCGGTGGTTGATTGATATGGGTCTGTTGATTCTGATCCTGTTATGTTTCACAGGCATTGCCCTGGCCGTTCTACAATGGGGCTGGCGATGGCGCGTCGGGGGTATGGGATGATCCGGCTGCCGGAATGGTGTCGTGAATGGATAGGTTCCGGGGCCCGGTACAAGGTCGCCAAGGGCGGACGTGGATCCAGTAAGTCGACCTCGATCGCCCTGATGCTCCTATTACGGGCCCGTAAAAACAAACTGCGGATCCTGGCCTGTCGTGAAATTCAGACGTCCATCAAGTCATCCGTTCATCAATTGATGAAGAATATCATCATGGAGAATGGATGGGGATATGAATACAAGATCTGGAATAGTTACATCGAACACATGAAAACCGGATCCCTGATCACGTTCGCCGGCCTCAAGAATAATCCCGAATCGGTGAAATCGACCGAGGGAATTGATATCTGCTTCATCGAAGAGGCGCAGACAATATCCGAGGATTCTATGCGCCTGTTGATCCCGACGGTCAGGAAGCCCGGATCCGAGATCTGGATGGCGATGAATCCCCGCTATGCAACAGACTATGTGTATGATCGTTTCGTGATACACGGTGATAAAAATGTGATAGTCTGTAGCGTGAACTGGCAGGATAATCCGTGGTTTCCGGATGTCCTGCGTGATGAGATGGAATACGACAAGGGGAGGGATTATGCATACTATCTCCACACATGGGAGGGACACCTTCGGCCGTTTGGCGCCCGGTCTGTCTTTGCCGCAGACGTTCTGGCGTGGACAGGGGCCCTCATACCTGGGGAACCCGACATATACGGGCTGGACCTGTCCTATTCTGGGCAGAACGCACTGGTCGGGATATCAACCTGCGAGGGTGGACATGTCCTTAATATCCACTCGGCAGCCACCGCGTCCAAGGTCCGGCTGCAACAGATGAGCGAATGGCTCGGCCCCATTGATAACACGATGATAGTCGATTCGGCACGGCCGGAGGTTATCCGGCTCCTGCGGGATCAGGGATATTCGGTCAGGGGTTCGAGGAAGGGCGCGGGATCAGTCATCCGGGGAATTGATAAACTGCAGAAGTTCCGGGAGATCAGGTTCGGATTAGGGACCGAGGTCGCCTATGAACAATTCAGCAAGCTGGGGTTTGACGCGGACGAGAACCTCGTCGGAACGCGTGACACGGTGGACGCGACACGGTACGGCGTCGAACGCCTGGGCGGATTCGTGTCGATAAAATGGGGGGAATTACAAAATGCCGGGATCAGATGAACAGATCAAAAGGATGCTGGAAATAACAAGCCGCCGGGATGTGATCGCCTTTGGTATGTGGCAGCGATACATGCTCGAGCCGGCGTCGTCATTCAATGCCGGCGCGGATCCGCGGGAGTCCGATGGTATCCCCATCCTGGCCCGTCGTTCCGTGACACCAGGGGCCGTGAACCAGCGGCTGCATGTCCCATATGATCGGGATATTGTGTCGAACAAGGTGGCCTACTTTGCGTCAAACATTCAGCTTGTGTTCGGTGAATCCCTGCCTTCGGTCGTCGAGGATTACTATACCGAGTGGAAGGAAAAACACGGCGGTCAAAGTCAAACCATGGCGCTCGCGAAGTATACCGTCGATCAGGGGACGTCGTTCATTCACTGCTGGATATCCCCCGACGATATGGAGTTCCGATCAAGGTCCATGCGAGCCGATCGCGGCTTCGTTGAATATGATCCGATAACCGATGAGCCGGTATACGGATACCGATATTTTATCGGGCCGTCGGATGAGACGTCCTTCGTCGAGGTTTACGATGGAATAAACGTTACCACGTTCCGACCGATCTCCGGTGTGTGGACGCCCGGGGGAACGTCACCCCATGGCCTGGGAACGGTAGACTCCCCGGTGATCCCGATAATCGAGTTCCCGAACAATCCGGAACGGATCGGGAATCCGGAAATGGTGATCTCCCTGTGTGACGCATATGATACAAGCATGAGCGACCTGTCATCGGAAATCGCCCAGATGCGCTTGTCATATCTGCTCATCCATGGGGCGGGATCCGATGTGACGGCGATCAAAGAAGAATTGAAACAGGCCGGGATTATTGTCATCGACGAGGCGAACGGAGACGCCCGCTTCGTTGATCGGAATATGAACGTCGAGGCCGTTTCCCATCTGCAGGATGAATTGCGAAAACTCATCTTTGAGGGCGCGTCGAGTTACAATCCGTCCGTATTATCGGAGGGCGAACCACCGACCGCATTCGAGGTCCAGATGCGATTCGAAGCGCTGGAACAGGACACCCAGATAACGGTCGCGGAATGGGAGAAATCATTCCGGAAGTATGATGCCGTGGTAAAAAATTACCTGATGACCTTTGAGGGCGCGGGGGATTACGACATCGGCGACATCGACCGGATCTTCCGACGGACCGCTCCACGGAACATGATCCAGGCCCTGGCCGAGGCGCGGACCGCCGGCATGGTTCTTAGTAACCAGACGATGATGGAACTGTCGGGCCTCCCTATTGATCCCATCCTCGAGGCCGAAAGAATAGAGAATGAGCGGGTGTTACCCGCTGGAAATAATGTAACGGAAGAACCAAGTCCGGAAACGGAAGGGGATAGTCCGGAGGTGAACGATGAGCGATCAGATGGAGAACCAGGGGCCTGACAATAACGAGGGCGGGAATACCGAACTCGAAAAACTGAAGGCCAATTACGAGAACCAGTTACGGGGTCTGAATCGGGCGAACTCGCTTCTAAAGAAAGAACTGGACGAAAAAACCAGCGCCGGTAAAACGGTGGAAGAGCGAATAGCGTCGATAGAAAAGGAAAGGGACCGGGCCGATCGTAGGGCCGCGACAATGGAGGCCTTTGGGAAGCATGGACTGACCGAAGATTTCCGGTCGCTGTTCGATATCGACGATCCGGATGAACGCGCCGGGACATTGAAAACGCTCCTTGATAATCATACCAAGGAAGCGATCAAGAAAACGGCGGCCGATTTCCTGCGGGATCCCGAATCCGTTCCCGATGGTTCATCCGGGAGATCGTATACCGTCGATCAACTTAAGGGGATGAGTCCCCAGGATATAAACAAATTATGGGCGGCCGGACGGATAAAAGGCTCCCAGAAAAAGAGGTAAATTATGGCAGCTTTAGATTCATTGATTCCCCAGATATGGGCGGCACGATTCCTCGCGAATCTCGACAAGGCTCTGGTATTTGGCCGGGCTGCGAACAGGGTATTCCAGCCGGATGCACAGTTCGGAAACGTGGTGAACGTTGACAAAATGAGCAATGTCACCATCGGGGATTACAGCTCAAACACCGACTTCACAGGCGGTCCCGAGACTCTGACCGCAACCCCCAAGGTCGTCACCATCAATCAGCAGAAGTTCTACAACTTCCAGATTGATTCCATCGATGAGGCACAGGCCTATCCGAACATCATGAACAAGGCGATGGAACGGGCGGCATACAGCATGGCGAATGTGGTCGATGCATACATTGCCAGCTTACATACCGGAGCCACAACCAAGGTGAACTCCACGGCGGCCCCTGGTTCCCCGACCGACGCAACCGTGTACGGAATCCTGACCGATGCGGCAAAGGCCCTGGACCAGTTGAATGTTCCGACCGCTGGCCGCTTCCTCATCATGGGACCTGCTGGAAT